CTGCTGCGCCCCCTACGCAAGAACAATGGCTTGGCGGTATAATGTTACCAAGTGCCGTTAGAAACGGCTTAAAAGCCAACCTAGAGGCGATTAAGGGTATGCGTACCTATGAGTTAATCCCTACGGTGCCAGTTGCACCAGCGGCTATCGTTGGCCAGTTGGACTTTACCTTTGACTTAAACAATGCCCGTGGACTTGACCAGGCAAACCTAGATGTTGTTGTTTTGGTTCAGCGCTTTACAGAGCGTTCAGGCCAAAACGAACTTGATAAGTACCTTGCAGGTAGTGGGGATTTCTCAATCAAGGCAGCAATTGAATCTGATCTAACTCTTGGTGGAGCTTGCAATACCTTGCGAGTTACCTCTGCAGAGGCTGGCGAATATGTCGCTGGCGATATTGTATTTCTTTCATACCGTTACCGTCTCACCGTTTGGGGATAAGGAGAAAAATGAGCTACACAGTTACCTCGGACAATTTCGAGGCGAAGAAAAAAGGCGAAACAATTACAGACAAAGAATTGCTTGAACTAGGACTAAACGCAGATGCCCTAGTTGCAGGTGAACATATAAAAAAATCACTACAAACTAAACCAGCAACAGTAGAGGAAACAAAATAATGGCCCGTATTGTCCTAACAGATGCTTCAGTTGTAATCAACGGCATCAATCTCAGCGAGTTTATTACGAGCGTGGCAATTTCAACCAGCGAAGATGTGGTTGACACAACAGGTATGGCATCAGGTGGAGCGCGTACCCGTGTCTCAGGGCTTGCTGATAACTCAGCAACATTTGAGTTTAATCAAGATTTTGCAACATCTGCACCTGAAGTAACAATCAATGCAGTTGGTTCATCACTTGTTGGAACAAATGTAACTTGTGTTGTAAAGCCAACATCTGCTGCGGTTAGTGCATCAAATCCTAGTTACACATTTTCAGCCGTTGTTGCAGAATGGCAACCACTATCAGGTGCAGTTGGCGAATTGGCTACTGTTTCTGCAACTTGGCCAATCTCAGGCGTAATTACGAAGGCGGTTTAATAGATGCCACGCTTAGTATTAACAAATGCTTATGTCCTTTTTGCAAGCAACGACATCTCGCAATATGTAAGTTCAATTTCGCTTTCAAGTAGCGTAGATGTTATTGAAACTACAGGTCTTGGAAATGTAGCTCGTACACGCGTTGGTGGATTGTTTGACAATCAACTAACTGTTGAGTTTAATCAAGATTTTGCAGACAATGCTCTCGAAGAACTTATCAACGGTACATCACTTGCAACATCAACTGTTGGAACTGCGGTAGCAATGGAAATTCGCCCAGTAAATACAACTGCAAGTGCAAGCAATCCAAAGTACACATTTAACGCTTTGATCGCAGAATGGCAACCACTTTCAGGTGCCGTTGGCGAGTTAGTAACAGCAAGTGTAACTTGGCCAATTTCGGGTCCAATTACTAAAGCAATTTCATAATCTACTAAGGGGGAAAAGATGGATGGATTATCAGTAAAGGTAAAAACAACTAATGGCGTTGAGGTTAGTTACAAGCTAACCCCACGCGTTATTGTTGCATTTGAACAAAACTTTGGTGCAGGATTGCCTAAATTATTAGGAGAGCAACAAAAAATTGAGCATCTCTATTGGTTGGCTTGGAAATGCCAGCAAATAGATGCTCAAAATAATGGTGGAACACCAGTAAAACTTTTTGGCCCTGAGTACCTAGACACAATCGTTTCGGCTGAATTGGAATCTGATAGTTCTTTCGAGTCCACCGCAACAGTTTAACCTATACGATTGCAGCCGTTGCGGTTGAAACAGGTATTCCTATTAGTGATTTGCTTGATGCGCCTGAAGGTATCCTTGAAGCAATCACGATCTATATGAAGGAACGAGCTAAAACCAATGGCGGATGAAGTAATTGTTCTCACGGGCATTAAAGAAACATTGGATGCGCTTAAAGAGTTTGATAAAGATGCCGTTAAGCGTTTCAACAAGGTTATCAATACCGAACTTGCAGGCGCTCAAAGAGATGCTCGTAATATCATTACTGATCAACCACCGATGAGTGGCTGGCGTAAGGCAGATGCTGCCAAAGGCCGTACTCGCGGTGGCGCTGGTTGGCCAGGCTGGAACGCTGGCGAGATCAAAAGCAAGATTACAAAAACAAAAGCTCAGGGCAAGGTTCGTGGCGATTACACAACAAGTGCTGGTGCCTTGCTCAATAAGTCTGCAGCGGGTGCAATTTTTGAAACGGCTGGCCGTAAAAGTCAGGCAGGATTTGGTGGCGGTTCAGGTCAACAGTTCTTGCGAACAATCGGCAACAGATTTGGCAAGGCTTCGCGTGTAGTATGGCGTGTAGTTGATAAAGACAGAGCAAGAATTGAAGAAAATGTAAATCGCGCTTTAGAGCAAGCAAAGGCAGATTTGCAAAAACACTTGAATAAGGAGCGTGCATAAATGGCAACAGGCGCAGTTGTAGCACGCATCCTCACCCAGTATTCTGATAAAGGTTCAAAGGCTGCAACAAAAGACATTAACAAACTTGGTAAAAGTTTTGATGCCTTTGCTAAAAAATCCGCAAAAGCATTTGGAATTGCAGCGTTAGCAGCAACGGCATTTGCAGTAAAAATTGGTAAAGATGCAGTTGAGGCTGCAGTTGCTGATCAAAAGAGCCAAGCCCTTCTTGCTAACTCTTTGCGTAATACTGTTGGCGCAACCGATGATGCAATTGCTGGCGTAGAACGACACATTACGGCGCTTCAAAAACAATTTTCAGTTGCAGATGATGAACTTCGCCCTGCATTTGGCAGATTAGCGGCAGCATTTGATTCAACTACCGCTGCTCAAGAGGCAATGCAAATTGCGCTCAATGTAAGTGCATTTGCAGGTGTTGATCTAGCAGCGGCATCTGAAGCGATCATCAAGGCAAGTCAGGGTCAGTACAGGGCAATTACAAAACTTGTGCCTGGTATCGGTTCAGCAACTTTAGCAACAAAAGATTTTGGCAAGATTACAGATAAGGTTTCAAAGATTGTAGGCGGTGCCGCCGCTACTCGCGCAGGCACCCTTGAAGGCAAAATGAACGGCTTAAAAATTGCCTTTGGCGAAGTTATGGAAACTTTAGGTTACGCATTGTTGCCAGTAATGGAAAAGTTTGTAACATTAGTAACAACAAAACTTTTGCCAAGGATTGAGGCCTTTGTTGCCTTAAATAAGGATAAGTTGGCCGCAGGTTTCCAACTTGCTGCAGAGATGGCTTTTAAGTTACTCACAGTTGCAGTTGCTTTTTCTGATTGGTGTGCAAACAATATGGGCATCATAAGGGGTATGGCAGCTCTTATTGCTGGAATGTTTGTAGTCGGTCGCATTGCAGCTTTTATAACCGCAATTAGAGGCATCATTGCAGTAATGGCACTGTTGCGAACAACCTCAATTGGCGCAGCCATTGCCACCGCCTTTGCCACATCAGGTGTAAGCATTGCATTGGGTACTGCAGCTCTTGCAACGGCTGGGCTTGGTGTTTATACGCTCAATAAAATGGTAGGTCCTAATGCCGATGCTGGTACTAGCAAAGGCGGTAAAGGAATCAGCCCACGCGGAAACTCTAACAACCGAGATTTTAGCGTTGACCCGTACACACCACCTGTTGTTAAAGGTCTCAGTGATTTCACAACTGGCCTGAATAAGTCAACGAAGGCACTTAAAACTGCATCAACATTACAAGAGAAAATTACTGCAGAGGCCGTACGCAAAAACCTTGCACGCCAAGCAACACTTTCAGGCTCACCCACCATTGCAATTGGTGGTTCAGGCTCGCTTGCTTATGGCAACAGGGGCAGCACAACTGTAGTTGTAAATAATGCTGGTTCAGTTATTACTAATGAAGATTTAGTTACAACTATTACTGACGGTATTCTGCGCACAACCCGCCGTGGTTTTGGCGGTAATAATGGCAGATTTGCATTGGTTGCTGAATAATGCCAGCCTTTGACGGTACAACTTCGCCTGCAGTCGGTGTGCAATTTCTTAAAAGCGGAACTTGGACTTCGGTAACAACCAGCGATCTCATTAAAATTGACATTCGCCGTGGTCGCACTCGCCAAAACGAGCGCGACCAATGCGGAGTTTCAGTAATCGTTTTTAATAACACTAGCGGTATTTATGACCCTGACAACACCAGCGCTTCAAGCCCGTGGGTTGTCTCAGGTGCAAGCATCCTGCGTGATGGTTTGCAGATGCGCATTGTGGCAACAATTGGTGGCACCGCTTATTATCTTTATTACGGATTTCTTGAAGAAACAAAAGTAGATCAAGGCGAAGCACCAGGGGTTACAATGACCTTTGTTGATGGCATTGCCTACATTGCCGATGCGCAGGCACCAGCTTTGGCCGCTGCCGCAAACGCTGAAACGGCAGCCACCCGCGTTGGCCGTATGCTCGACATTGTGGGTTGGCCAAGTGGGGCTTCACGCTCTTTAACTGGAACAGTTGGGATGCTTGCAACGGTTCAAAATCGCTCTTGTATGGCGATGATTTATCAGGCAGTTGATAGTATCGCGGGGCGTTTCTATATTTCACGCAACAATGTTGCAACCCTTGTGCCACTAGCAGATAAGTTCTCACGCCCAACTCAGTTGTTATTTGCCGATACAAGTGCAAGTAATACTGTTGGATATATGCAATTGTTTACCAACCCTGGCACTTATTATGTTGTTAATCAGGCGATAGTTAATCGCACCAATACCACTAAGCAATACACATCACGGTATAACCCAAGTGTGAGTGCGTACGGTATTGCAAAGGCGGTTTTTGATGCACCTGTTGCAACCGATTCTAATGCTCAGAATCTAGCTCTTTACGAATCACGCAAATTAGCAACACCTGTTACCTATGTTGAGCGCATTGAGTTTAACGCGCTTTCTCTTGCGACTTTTGGCGCTTTGTATCCTGACTTTTTAGCAACAGAGTTAGGCGATCAGGTAAGCGTTGTACGCACAACCTATGATGGCCGCGCAAATCAATGGAACCTTGTGGTTGAAGGTATGGCTCACACCATTACTCAAAACAACTGGGTCGTTTCTTATACCACTTCAGCCATCAACCCGTACTCAATTACAATCTAGGGGGTAACAGATGCCATTGTGTCCACAAATTACCAATACCCCAATTACTGTAACTCTTACAGGTGACTTTACAGTTACCAATGTTATTCCAGTTTTAGCGGCTAACACCGAGCAACTTGCAGCACTTGATGCTGAAGTAGTAGCAGCCGAGGCCGCCGCCGCTGCCGCTTCGGCTGCTGCCGCTGCCGCTGCTGCTGCTGCTGGTACAGCACAATCAACTGCCAACACTGCCCTTGCTAACGCAGCAACTGCCTACACGGCTGCAGTTGGTTCACTTCAACCAAGTGCAAACACAATTGTTAATGCTTCAAATCAGATCACGGCAATTAACGGCGGTGGCATTACTGTTTATTCAGGTGCATCTGCAACTACTGGTGCGCGTGTTGTTCTCAATTCTTTGGGTTTGGCTGGTTTTAATTCCAGCAGCACTGGTTCTGGTAATGGAGCAACATTTTCAATAAGTGCCACAACAGGTGCGGCAGTATTTTCAGGCAGTGTTACGGGTTCAACTATTACGGGTGGAACGCTTAACATTGGCGGTAACGCCATTATTGATGCAACTGGATTACTAACGGCTACAGGTGCCACAATTACAGGTACGATCAACGCCACCGCGGGTTACTTTGGAACTGCAACCAATGGTTTTTCAGTTAGCGCAACTGGCCTTGTAGGTGTGGGAACTGGCACAATTGTTGGTGGCACAATCTCGGGTGCAACTTTTATTAATGGAGCAGGTACCTTTTCGGTTACATCTGCAGGTGTGTTAGTTGCATCAAGTGCAACCATCACGGGAACAATTAACGCAACTGGCGGTTATATTGGCTCTGCTGCAAATGGTTGGAATTTCAATAGCGCTGGTTATCTAACAAACAGTGGCCTTTCAACAATTCTTTACCCAACTACCACCCCAGGCGGTAACGCCACCACTTACGCTTTTTATTCAGACCGTGGTGTTTATGGCAGCAGCCTTTACGCCTCATCTTCATCACAGGGAGCTATTACCACCCTTGGCGGTATTCAAGCCGATGGCCGTTTATACACCGCAGCAGGTAGTTTTGTGGTAAATACTTCAGGCAATATAACAAGTGTTGGCTCAATTACTGCAACAGGTGCAATTACTACTTCAGGCAACATTTCAACCAGTGGCAGTGGAACAATTACATCTGCTGGCACGCTTACAGCAAGTGGTTCTTTGAGTGTTACAAGCAATGCAACATTTAACGATTACATCTACTACCCAGGCTATCAGGTTTCAACATCAGGTGGTGCTGCCCGTGTCAACGATGGTAGCACACCCACTGCACGCCTAGTTGCTGCATCAGGTTCAAGTATTCGATTCAAAAAGGATGTTGTTGACATTTCAACAATTGCAGTTTTGAACCCTAAATTGCTTTTACAGGTGCCAGTTAAGGCTTTCAAATATCGTGAAGATTACCTAGATGCCGAAGATGAGCGTTCAGATGTTTTAGTTCCAGGGTTTATTGCTGAAGAACTTGATGCAATTTACCCAGTAGCAGTAGATCACGATGCACAAGGCAGGGCTTCACGCTGGAGTTCAGACTTTATGGTTCCAGGGATGCTTGCATTGATTCAAGATTTGTATAAAGAAATAGACACACTCAAGGGGGAATAATGGAACAAGAAGTAGATATTCAGGCAGTGCTAAAGGCAATGCGTGAAATTATTGGAAACCAAGCACAAGAAATAGCAATCCTCAAAGCAACACTTGAGGCAACCACTAACTCATAACGGAGAACCGCGCAAATGAACGCAGCAAACTGGGCTGGCCTAATCGTATCCATCATTGCAATTGTAAGCGCCTTTGGTGCTTCAGTTCGATGGCTTGTAAAGCACTATCTATACGAACTAAAACCCAACTCAGGCAGTTCAATGCGCGATTCAATCAACCGACTTGAAGCGCAAATGGAAGTTATTTTGGACTTATTGGGGAAAAAATGAAACTAGCAAAGAAGGCATCACCAGCGGCAGTGGCGGTGCTTCGCCAAGCCACCGCCCTGAAGCCATTGCGCAAGAAGTTATCTGATGGCCTTTTGCCATCTGCTGCCCATCAAAAGCAAAATCCGAATTCCGATCACAATACAGGTTTGGCCGTTGATCTTACACACGACCCTAAAAACGGCATTGATTGCGCTGACATCTTCGAAAAGCTCAAAGATGATAAGCGCGTTGATTACTTGATTTTTAACGGCTTTATTTGGTCAAAGTCAAAGGCCAAGCAAGGCAATCGCAAATACACAGGTTCCAACAAGCACGAAAAGCATCTTCACATTTCAATCAAGGCAGAGTTTGCAGCCGACACTTCACCGTGGTTTTGGTGGATGAACCAGCCAAGCATTGTTACGCAGGTGGGTGCTAAAATGGTTCCAGTTCCTGCTAAAAAAGCCTACAAAACACCAACTTGTACCTGTTGCCAGGTTCACAAGTAGAACAAGGGAGTCAAACAATGGAACAATTCAAGCAAATTACACTTTCTTGGTTTCGCGCAGCGGCGGCGGCAAGCATTGCCTTGTATCTTGCGGGCGAGACTGATTTGAAAACTCTTGGAATGGCCGCCCTTGCTGGTGCCGCTGGTCCAGTATTGAAGTGGTTAGATTCTTCTTCAACAGATTTCGGCAGAGGCTCAAAGTAATCCACCCCTAATTTTTGGAGCAAAGCAATGGCAGCAGGTACCTTAGATTTCACAATTGAACAAGGGGCAACTTTTAATCTTCTTTTGACTTGGAAAATTAATGATGTTGCAGTCAACCTTACTAACTGGACTGCTCGCTTACAGGCTCGCGTTGATGTTGAAGATACTCAAACAGTATTAACGCTAACAACTGAAAATGGTGGCATTACTCTTGGCGGTGCATTAGGAACGATCAGCCTAGATCAAACCGCAACACAAACTGCGGTACTACCTGCAGGAACTTATGTTTATGATTTAGAGCTAATTTCAGGCGTTGGCGCAGTAACCCGTTTAGTGCAAGGTGAATTAAACATTAGCGCAGAGGTGACACGATGAGTTCAATCGTTTATGTATCATCAAGCACAACTGATGTAATTGCTGAAATTGCCTCACCTGCCGAAGTCATTATTTCAAACCTTCAGGGTCCTCAAGGACCTGCAGGTGCTACTGGTCCAACAGGCCCAGCGGGTGCAACTGGACCTGCAGGTTCAACTGGTGCTACTGGCGCAACAGGTGCCGTAGGTGCAACTGGCGCTACAGGTCCACAAGGAACTGTTGGCGCAACTGGTGCTACTGGTATTGCAGGTGCAACTGGACCTACGGGTGCAACTGGTGTTGTAGGTGCAACAGGTCCAGTAGGTGCTACAGGTGCCACTGGAGTTGTTGGCCCAACTGGTGCTACAGGTCCACAAGGTATTCAAGGAATTCAAGGTGTATCAGGTGCAATTGGTGCAACTGGTGCTACAGGTATTCAAGGTGATGCAGGCGCTACAGGTCCAGCGGGTTCAACAGGCCCAGTAGGTGCTACAGGTTCAGTTGGCGCAACTGGCGCTACAGGTCCAACTGGTGCTACAGGTGATACTGGTGCTGGCCTTTCTATTCTTGGTTCATACGCAACATATGCAGAATTGATTGCTGCTCACCCAACAGGAAACCCTGGCGATGCTTACATTGTTGGTGGCGATCTTTATGTTTGGAATGTAACAACATCATCTTGGCTTAACACTGGCACAATTCAAGGCCCAACAGGTGCTACAGGTTCAACTGGTCCAATCGGAGCTACAGGGGCAACTGGTCCAACAGGTGCTACTGGTGCTACAGGGCCTCAAGGTTATACAACTGGCCGTTACTACTATTTCAACGAATCTGTAACTGAACTTGCTGGTTACAAGCAACTGGGTGAAGAACCAACAGGTGCTGCAATGGCAACTGTTACAAATTCTGTTGCAGGTAATTCAACAGAGTTGATGCAGCAATACATTACTGAACCATTTGGTTTTACGCTTATTCCTGCAGGTGTTCAACGCTTTTCAGTATTTTTCTCAAAGCCAACAAACGGTTCAGATGTTTATGCTTTTGCACGCTTAAAATTAGCAAATAATGCAGGCACTGTTCTTGCCACAATTGGCGATACAGATGCAACTTTAATTCCTTACGATGGCGCAAATCCAATGCTTACTCAGCTTGAGATTGTGTTGCCAAGTTCGGCAGTATCTGCAACAGATCGTATGATTGTTGAACTTTATGCTCGCAATGATGATGGCACTGCTCGAAGCATTAACTTTTACACTGAAGGCTCACAACATTATTCATTTGTAATCACATCATTACAGGCACCTGAAGGACCAGTGGGAGCCACTGGCCCAACTGGTGCTACTGGACCTATTGGTGCTACAGGTGATACTGGCCCAACTGGACCAATCGGTGCCACTGGACCAGTCGGTGCTACAGGTGTTACTGGCGCAGTCGGTGCTACGGGTGACACAGGCGCGACAGGGCCAATTGGCGCTACAGGGCCACAAGGCGTTGCAGGCGCAGATGGTGCCACTGGCCCAGTCGGTGCCACTGGTCCAATCGGTGCCACTGGACC